CATTGCAGTTGATGCAGAAAATGATACCTACGGGAAGCTGTACGTGAATGGTGCATATTTAAGATGCAAGGTGTTGAAATCAGCGAAAGAAGGATGGAAGGGATATGTGTATTCGGAAGTGGAGATCACCTTCCAGACTCCGGAGCTTGTATGGGTAGTAGAAGCGACAAGGCAGTTTTTTCCGCAATTGGAAGAAACGGCAGCATCCGGAATCGACTTTCAGTATGACTATCCGTTTGATTTTGCCGGAGAAAAAAGAGGAATCGCAGCATGGGATGTTGATCACATCATTCCAAGCGAGTACCGGATGATCATTTACGGACCATGTGTAAATCCGAAGATTCTGATCAACGATTATCCTTATGAGTTTTTCGTAACGCTTGAAAGCAGGGAATATCTGATCATAGACAGCCAGAGAAGAACGATCCGAAGGTATTTGACGAATGGAACGGTACAAAATTTATTTAATCAGAGAGCACAGAAACAAACTGTTTTCGAGAGAATACCATCCGGGCTTTTAAATATTAACTGGTCCGGGGATTATGGATTTGACCTGACTTTATTTTTGAACAGGAGGGAGCCGCCGTGGTAAAGGACATAATTCTTGCAGATAGTGATGGAAGAGAACTGGGAGCGATTTTGGACTCAAATATCACAGTGGATACGAATGGCGAGTACGAATTTTCTGTACAGATTGCAAGGTCGAACTGGTATCCGGAGCTGACCTTTTCAAGCTATGTCTATATTACGGATACGGAATATGGGGGCATTATCGGAGAGGTGCTGACAGATACAACGCTGGATTATGTGGAGCTGAAGGGAATCACATGGCGGGGAAGACTGCAGTATAAGGTGATCGAGCCGCCTGCCGGATCAGATTATAAAACAGTATCCGGAGAACTGAATCAGGTAATGAAAACACTGATCGAGCCGGAGTTTGATGGATTATTCAGAGTTTCATCAGAAGATACGGGTATATCTGTAAAGAATTTTCAATTTGACCGGTACTGCACATTGCTGGAAGGTCTTACCAAAATGCTGAAAAGTGTTGGATACCGCCTGCAGATCCGGTTGCTCAAAGAACAGGATGAACCATGTTATATTCTGGTTGAAGCAGTTCCGATTACTGATTATTCTGCGCAGATTGAATTGTCACAGGACAGTCGACTGAATTTCACGATGGATGATAAACAAAATGGCGTAAATCATCTGGTCGTAACCGGAAAAGGGGAAATGCAGGAGAGGAACATATTCCATCTGTATGTGCAGAAAGATGGAAGCATTGGAAAGACGCAGTATTACAAAGGACTGAATGAGATCTCAGCAGTATACGAAAATACGAGCACAGAAACAGCAGAGCTGGAGAAAACGTCCGTGGAACAATTGCAGAAGCTGATGAATAAAAAGACATTTCAGATGGATGTTGCAAAGCTTGGAATCGAGGTTGGGATTGGAGATATTGTCGGTGGCAGGGATTACCTGACTGGGATGTATATGTCAAAACCAATCGAAAATATCATTTATGAGATTACGAATGATGTGGAATCAATTACTTATAAACTGGAAGGAGAAGATGAAGAATGAAAATTGTATCTGGAAGAACCGGATCACCACATGTGACTTCGCAGCAGTTCCGTCAGATGCTGGAGGGGATTATCGGGCAGGGGAGTTATATTATAACAAGCGGAGAGAATCTGAAGCCGGAACTTAGCAGTAATAATCTGCTGAAAATCCGAAGTGGGATGATGGCGCATCACGGCTGTATATCTTGCGTGGATATTGGTACTTATGATGAGGTTACACTGACAAATGGTAGTCAGGGAATGAAAAGGATTGATCTTATTGTAAATCGGTATACCAGAAATGCAGAGACAGAGGTTGAAAACTGCAGTTGGAAGGTGATCCAGGGAACACCGGTTGCAAGTAATCCGGCAGTACCGGCATATACTTCGGGAAATTTGCAGGATGGAGATCTTGTGGATGAATGCCCGGCTTTTGAAGTGCATTATGATGGAATCAATGTTACAGAAGTGAAGAGTTTGTTGAGTGTGACGGATGGACTTTCTGAATTAAGTAGCAAATTAGTAAATATAAATTCCAAAATAACAACCACGAATGCGAATTTAGCCAAAACTAACACTGTTTTAGAAAACAGAAAACCAATAATCATTGATTCAACTGCGCAAGGAACAGTAAATTGGGATACCAATAGCTTTTTGAAAGCTGGCATTACATATGCCTTTATCGTTACAGTTTCCTCCAATATCAGCAGTGAAAGCTATAAACAGGAAATCTCTTGTGCATTAAACAATGTAAATATGGGAAATAACGGAAACTATTACAAATTAGTTTCTACTTTTGCAGGAAAATGTAGCAAAGGCGATAAGCTTCATATTACTTCGTACAAAAATGGAGGTACATGGACTCTTTTTGCGACAAGAGCTATTTTTATACCAGTTAGCTAAAATAAGCCGTTGCTGCAATCATTACGAATGAGGCACTATCTGTACCGCTGATATATACTCCACCATTTTTTATGTATATACGTGCTTGTGTTCCAGCAGATCCACCATTATGCATAGCTATCGGGATAAGACACTCGTATGTGTTATAACCATTTGGTGTCATTCCTGACGGGACATTTCCTAGATATTGATCGTTTGCAAATTTTCCATTATCTGAAAATCTTATCGATCCGGCAACAAATACCACGTGACCTATTTTGCGAAATTTTAGCTTTTCTGAAAGATTATTCGCAGTCATATATTTCCAACCTGAATCGGCAGTTGCCGTTTTCAAATTGGTATTTGTAGTTGCTAATTCTGTGCTCAAAGCAGATATTTTTGTATTTGCTTTTGTTAAATTGCTATTTAATTCAGAATCCCTCTAAAAAGAAGAAAGGGGCAAACAGAAAAATGAAAATCACATTCAATGATGGTCAGAAACTGCAGATCCAGCAGGTCACTGAGCAGACGGATGGCGCACTTCTGATCAAGACCATTTCAGCATCCGAGGATCAACTGAAGACTTTATTCTCTGATCAGACAACAACTAAGAGAATGTCTGTGAGCGAACGGGATGCAGATACCGTTGTGTATGAAAATTACACGAAGCTCGATGCAATCGTGAAGTACACGGCCGGCATTCTTGGTGTGTTAATGTATCGGGAAGGAGAAGATCCGGACAGCCGGATAGCAGCTCTGGAGGCAAGACTTAAAGAGGCAGAAGAGAAAAATACAGACCTGCAGTCAAGAGTCAAAAAAGCGGAGGATAAAAATGAAATGCTCGAAGGATGCATTTTGGAAATGTCTGAAACGGTATATCAGTAAAACGATAATTGTATTAACCATTTTATTTTTATTCATATTATTACAAATTTCAGGAGGAAAAGAAATGATGGCAATGTTATGGGCACAGCAGATTATGTTAGGAAAGAAAACTTATTCACAGGTACCGAGACTTTTAAAGGACAAGGTAAAAGAGGTTCTGATTGATTCCGGAGCAGAAGATCTGGTAACAGAAGACAAGCAGTAGAGGTGAAGCGTAGATGGCAGTAAAAACAGCTCAATATATATTTAATGGTCAGGCATACAATCTGACCTATAATTCGACCTCCGGGAAATGGGAAGCTACGGTTACAGCTCCAAGTAAGTCGAGTTACAATCAGCCGGATCATGTTCTTGGCGGAACAGTAAAGGCTACGGATGTGGCCGGCAATACTACCACGGTGGATCAGAGTCATGCTACTCTCGGCGCACCACTTAAACTTCGCGTAAAAGAAAAGACAGCACCGACTATTACGATCACGACACCGTCTGCAGGAGCGTATATCACAAATACAACTCCGACAATCGAATTCCAGGTAAAAGATGCGGATTCAGGGGTTAATGCAGGAACAATCGCAGTCACAGTTGATGGTACAGCCGTATCGACGGTAACAAAGACTGCTATTGACGGTGGATATAAGTGCACATGCACATCACCGACGTTAAAAGATGGATCGCATACGATTTCGGTCAAGGCATCCGACAACGATGGTAATGCAGCTGTAGCTAAGACAGCAACATTTACAGTTGATACAGTGCCTCCGACACTGCAGATCACGGCTCCATCAAATGACCTTGTAACCAATAAGAAGACAGTGACGATAACCGGTAAAACGGATGATGTTACATCTAAGCCAGTGACGGTAACGGTAAATGGAGCAACCGTAACAGTTGGAACAGATGGAACATTTACGAAAGAAGTGACTCTTGTTGAGGGTGCAAATACCATCACGATCGTGGCGAAAGACAAAGCCGGAAAGACTACTACAGTCACACGTAAGGTTACTGTCGATACGTCAGCTCCGGTGATTAAGTCAATCACTCTTACTCCGAACCCAGTAGACTGTGGAAAGACATTCATTATCGCTGTTGAAATTACAGACTAGGCGGTGAGCCTATGATAGTAAAGGTAAGCGGTAAGATAGACGGAAAAGAAGTAATATTTGAAAGAGCTGAAGGGGACCAGTGGAATGTCGCGGTCCCTTATGATTTGGGTGGAATGTATGTGGTGGAATTGACGGCAGAAAACGATGCTGGCAATATTGCATACTGCACGAAGATGCTGTTGATCGTTGATCCAGCTACTCTATGCGTAAGACTTGTTCCACTTGATTATATGGTGGAAGTTGTTCCGGAAGACTGTAAGGTTACAGTTATTCCGGAAGATTACGCTGTAGAGGCAGTTCCGGAGCAGTATCAAGTTATCGCAGAGCCAGATCCGCTCTTTGTGGAGGTAATTTATCCGATACACGGAAGGGGGTGTTGTTGTGAACAAAATTAGATTTATCCTGGGCGAAGACAAGCACGTTAAGCTATTGGTGCGAAGTCCTAACGATGAGCCATTTACGATTCTGACAGCATCTTATGAGCTGGCACGTTATACAGACATCGTGGTGCAAGGAGAGTGTGATATCAATGGTCATTATCTTGATTGCAAGATTGCTCCGAAAGAAAAAGGAACACACGTACTGGAAGTGACTTATACGGTTGCGGATTCGATCAGGAAGGCAAGGATAGAAGTAGAGGTGGTTTAATGCTTAAAATTACAGATGTGAAATTAAGTAAAAATACGGTTGCGACCGGGGAAAAATTTACGATTTCTGTACAGATCCAGGAAACGGTTGATTATCCGTATGACTATCCATACGATTATCCGATATCTTATACCGGAACAGCAAAGCCGGTAAATTCATAAAGAAAGAATGAGGTATATGAAAGTGGAACAGGCAAATTATATCAAAGCAATTTTTACGGCAGTATTTGCTTTCCTGTCGGCGCTTCTTGGAGTGCTTGCAGTGCCGGTGATCCTGCTGGTGGCATGTAATCTGATTGATTATGCTACCGGACTTATGGCAAGCAAATACAGAGCACAGGATATCAATTCCTATAAAAGCATCAGAGGAATCTTCAAAAAGGTATCCATGTGGCTATTGGTTGTTGTAGGAGCAATAATTGACGAAATGCTTCTATATGCATCCGCCTCAATCGGCTGGAAGTCACCGGTTACATTTCTGGTGGCGTGTGTCGTGGCAATGTGGCTGATCTGCAATGAGATTATCAGTATTTTAGAAAATATTCAGGACATGGGAGTGAATATCCCGGCATTTATGCAGCCGCTTGTGAAACACATCCGATCGCAGGTGGAAGATCAGGTGAAAGTAGATAATGATTCAGAGGGCGAATAGTCGCCCTCTTTTTGAAAGGAGAAACATTATGGCAATGAATGGAATTGATATTGCAAGTTATCAGGCAGGAATTGACCTCAGTGTGGTCCCGTGCGATTTTGTGATCGTAAAGGCAACAGAGGGAACAGGCTACGTGAATCCAGATTTCACAAGAGCTTACGCACAGGCTAAGAACGCCGGAAAGTGTCTCGGTATCTACCATTATGCGAATGGTGGAGATTACCAGAAAGAAGCAGATTACTTCCTTGATAGAATCGGAAAACGTGTAGGCGAAGCAATTCTCTGTCTTGACTGGGAGGGGAAGAGCAACCCGGCATTCGGTAGCTCGGATTTTGCATGGTGCAAGAGCTGGCTTGACTATGTATACCAGAAAACAGGCGTAAGACCTCTTTTGTATTGTTCGCAGTCTGTAGCCTATAAATTCAACAATATCGGAAACTATGGACTCTGGATTGCACAGTACGCAGACATGAACGCCACAGGCTATCAGGATAAGCCGTGGAATGAGGGAGCTTATACTTGTGTTATCCGGCAGTATAGCTCTTGTGGTAGATTGAATGGATGGGGCGGTAATCTCGATCTGGATAAATTCTACGGCGACAAGGATGCATGGAACAAGTACGCCGGAAAAGGAAACACAACCAAACCGGCAGAAACACCGAAACCGACAGTGAATACTCCGGGCGGATCCACGATCAATCTGGTTGTTGGAGTCATGCAGGGCAAGTACGGTGATGGTGACAACCGCAAGAACGCCCTCGGAACACGGTATACGGAAGTGCAGAGCTTCATCGACCATATCTATTCTGCATCCGTAGATACACTGGTGAACGAAGTGAAAGCTGGTAAATATGGTAACGGTGACAGAAGAAAGGTTGTTCTCGGTAGTCGTTACACAGAAGTCCAGAACAAGATCAACGCTGCGTCTGCCAGAAAATCAAATGAGCAGATCGCACAGGAAGTTCTTGCCGGTAAATGGGGCAACGGAAACGACAGAAAGAATCGTCTTTCAGCTGCCGGATATGACTACAATACGATTCAGAATATCGTGAACGGTAAGTCAGGTGCTTCATCCGCACAGTATTACACTGTCCAGTCTGGAGATACGCTTTCCGGTATTGCATCCAAGTATGGCACATCCTACCAGAAGGTTGCGCAGCTGAATGGAATCAGCAATCCGAATGTGATCTATGTAGGACAGAAGTTACGGGTAAAATAATAAATATTGTCTTGTACTAACTAAACTACCCCAAAACCAGTAACAAGAGTCAAATTAATTCCTTCATCCGCAAAATACCCATTTTCAATCGCAACGTATTGCGGGGCATAGAAGATAGAATGGGCGACTTCGTTCAGTGTCACAGAGACAAGAGAAGAATTGGTGTCATGACTGGCTTGGGAAGTGACGGTTTCAGCTTTAGGATTCGTAGCATTATCATCGTCAGGTGCAGAGCTGCAGGCTGATAAAAGGCCGACAGTTATAGCAGAAACAAAAAGTAAGGATATAAAATTTTTTTTCATAAGTCCTCCTGG